ATTCAAAAGTATGTCAATGGAGAGACCGATTACCCGCCTACCGCCACTAAGCAAGGTAGGGGTAATGTCGACGACTCAAAAGTAGTCAAAGACATTATTGATTCGGTTTTGAAGACTCTACCTAAAAACCCATCAACCGCAGAAATAACAAAGGCGCTTCACGCTCGTTATATCCCACACGGTCAAGAAGGAACCAGTAAAATGGGAGAATTACCTATGGGTATGATACAACGGTTTGGTGAGATAGATGAGAGTCGCATAGATGACGGAGAGAGGAGAACAGGTTTCGCAAAAGACCCTTACAACTACGATAAATTGAGTGGCGGACACCATCACGAAAACATGATTGACGATACCTACTCACTAATGAGTGGAGGAGAGGCTGTGATGACTGATAAATTAAAACCACGCAGTATGACGAATGAGTTGAGGAGCCTCGATAGGGTATTCCGACAATTGTATAAACACACAAAAGGAACAGGGAATGGTATTCCGGGGAATATCAACCAAGTTTCACTTTTGAATAAAAAAGGCGATGATTGGAAATCCAAACTATCTCAACGCATGGAGAAGTTTATTTCTTTATTACAACAGGATGCCGTAGCATTACCGCCTAAAAGAAGCGAAGTTAACTCAATGGCTGATACACCGACAGGAGGTATGGATATTGACACCGTTCAACACCCTGCCATCGAAACATGTCGCGAATCGAACAAGAAATACGGTCATGCCATAAGACCCTCAAACTCCTATCGGACCCCGGAGTTGTCTCAAGGGAAACTTGCTGTTGATTCTCATAACGATGCAGACTTTCACGGAAGCCGCAGGGAATACACTATGGCGATGGACCCGTATTCTCTTCGCGATTACAACCCAAATCTCAACCCCTATACCATAGGCGCGGACAACAAATCTCAATTCCCTCCGGTATCTATTCAAGAATCGGGTGTGCCGGGTTCAAATATCAACGCCAACTACGCGGGTATATTCGGGAATGCGGGAACCGGCGTGGATTTGAGACTAATGGATGATGATGTGTTCGACCACTTGACCGACGATACCCTCATTTTCAAAGCCGACGGCAACCCTGTTCCTATAAAATCAATGCATCGTATTTTCGACCTCGGCGACTTGAAACACCTTCGCGGGTTTAGTGGAGATTGGGTCGCTTCGCATATTCCTCAAGGAGAACCCATCATCGTTCAAAAGAAAGGAAAGAAAGTCAAAGCGCATAACGCTGATATGAAATTGGTCGAACTGACCGAAGAGATGCACGATGAGATGGGTAAAGTTAACGACAAAGACTTCGTGGTCCATGCCGTCATAGACGGAGAGAATTTATATTTCATAGATTTACTTGAAGCCGCGGATGAGAAAACCCACAATATGCCCGCCAATGATAGAGTGCGTCATTTGCGCGCCCACTTTGAATCGTCGGTTCATATCAAAATGCCCGAACCCTACAATACCAAACGCGCGGATGATGAGGGATTAGAAGAAGCAGTTCACTTGTTGCGCGAAGAATCCTCAAGTGATATTCTGTTGCGAGATGCTTCAACCACATACATGAGAGGAGAAATCCGCCACCCAAAGTGGGTCTTACTCAGCAAAGAAAAGAAAGTCGACATTATCATTCTTGACCGTAAAGGTATGAATTATCGAATCGGTGTCGGCCCAATCATGAATCCCGAAAATTACGGCGCGCGTTCTGTTGAGATGGATGGAGAACATTACATGGATGTAGGAAGCGCGAAAGGACCAAGAGGGTATGACAAAGGAGAATACGCAACTGTATTCTGCACAGGCTCTACTCAAAGTGGTGAAGAGAACCCAACATACAAAATCCGTTCTGCTCGTATCGACCGCGACGCTCACCCTCAAGCCGCTGACAGTGTTGAAACATTATCAATGATGGTAAGCGACTCCAAGATACCTCATAGAGTTCGACTCAACAAAGGCTCTATCCACATTATATTCCCTCGTCTTGATGATGAAGTCATTTACAAAGTTAACGAAGAAGAAGGTGGTTGGATGCTTGAACCTCAAAAGACGCTATGGGGCAATAACGAAGAATACTTCATGAAGTTGTCCGAAGATATGCGCCCTCATTGGGTTCCGTTCGCGACTTTCCTTCTCAAAAATAAAAAGAAAGAGGGTGAAGTAAAGCCCGAAGCACCCGCAGGACACACGAAGAAGCGCAAAGAGGTTCTACCCGAAGAAGAAGAGATTATCAAACGCGGTCTTGAAATGGCTGAACTGATGCTGGACCGCGTATCAAAAGAAAAAATAACCTCCACAGGTGTTGAAGGGCTTGGAATAAATTACGCAGGGGCAGATGTTGAATCTCCACGCGGCCCAACCACCAACATGACTGACGACACTAATTTGGACTTTGACCCTTCGGCGCGAGACTACAAAGAAAAACCCGCGACCACAGACAAAAAATCAACTCGTATTCGCACTACTGAGGGCGAAGAAGCCGTGACAGACAATCGCGGCAACATCACTATAACCAAACCGCGCGTTTGATATAGAAGAAAACCGTGACGAGATTCAATGGCTATACTCGCCCCCTCCACCAACGCCCCCCTTGTTCTCAAGGGATATGGCGATGATTTGGTAGTAGCGGGCTATGCTTCGGTCGAAATGGTCGATAAACAAGGCGACCTTATCACTCGCGGCGCATTGAAAGATGCGTTTAGTGGTTTTATGAAAGCAGAAGACTTTCGCAATGTTCAACTCGCGCACTCCAACATTCAAGTTGGGACAGTCATTCCTACTTACACTGACAGCAACGGGCGCATTTGGAAATCCGAAGTTGACGACACAGGAATGTTTGTAGTCATTAAACTACGCGGCGATATTGAAAAAGCCCGTGAAGTTGCATCCGAAATCCGCAAGGGCAACCTGCGGTCGTTCTCAATTGGCGGTCAAGCCTTTGAGCGCGTCAACAAAAGCGATGCAACCCGCGGCGACTACCGCGAAATCCGTCGTATGGAACTCCATGAAGTTACGATTTGTGAAAAGGGCATTAACCCCGAAGCACAATTTCGTATTCTAAAGGAGGACACAGGTGATACTATGACCGACCCAATGAGTGAATTACAAAATGTATTAGAGCGACTATCCAAGAAATTGGACGATGAAGACGACAAGGACAAAGAAGACTCCGACAAAGCAGATTGCGATTGCGGTGACTGTCCTAAATGTAACAAGAAAGACGAAGACTCCGACAAAGGATTCCCAATGGGCGATAAGCCAATGATGGGCGACGATGACGAAGAAGACTCCCCTTTCCCTCCTAAGAAGGAGAAACCTAAACTCGACCTCGGCGGACTCGGAGAAGAAGACGACGAAGACGACGAAGACGAAGACATGATGTATGGTGATGACATGACAGCAAAAGGCGATGATATGATAACGACTGACTACCTTAATTGGCTTGAACGAACAGCAAAGTCCGGTGGACATGATGTTGCTGACGCTCGCGCACATTTCGATAGTGTAAACAAAGGATATGGACCCGGACAATCCGGCTACGACCACCGCGGACAAGGTTCTCTTGAAGGTGCTGGCGAAGACGATTCCGGCAAGCGACCTAAAATGGACTTCGGTAGCGCACCAAGCGGTAACAAGAATGTCATTAAGAGTGAATACATTCTACCCGAAAATGTCTCCAAAGCAGATATTGAAGCCGCATACGATGTGTATAAGGCGGCAACCACAGAACAACAATTCAAAGGCTCTCTCGGAGAATACTTCGCAGAACGCCTATCCAAAGAACAACGCATTGCAAAGAACGACAAGGCGCGAAAATCCTATGATGCTCGCCGCCCTCTTCTTGAATTGCAAAAGGCTGTGGTCGCACTTGACGACCGAATCAGTCGCGTTTCATCCGGTAATGGGACAACACTCGCAAAGAGTGCTTCATCTACCGCAATTACCGTTCCCGATACTACGGAAATGGCAGATATGTCGTGGGACGATGTTCACCGACTTGCCTCCAAAGCATTGAAGGGAGAGTGAAATATATGGCACGAAATTATGTAAGAACAGTTCAAGACATGGAAAGATACTACTACGGTGGTGCGGCTCAAACAGGCTACACCTACTCAAGTGGCGACATATTGAAGGCAGACAGCCCAATGATGTCAACAACAGCCGGAACCTACCAAGCAGTCTACGGTCGCAAAGTATGGTCTCAATTGAATCAAGAATTCAATGCCTTTTCTATCCTACCTAAGAAACCATGGGAACGAAGCGGATGGCGAATCCTCACAGAGCGCGCATCTTTTGAGAAAGGTGGCGGTCTTGCTGAGAACGCAACACTACCGGACACTTCTCGACCGGAATTCCTGCATGTCGCGGCAAAGCCGAAGACCATTGCTCACACCTTTGACTTGTCCGAGGTTAGTATGTTCTTATCCGACAAAGACGACGGAATGGGCGATGTTCGCCAAGTCTTGAAAGAAGAAATGGGTAAGCACCACGCTGAGCATGTTAACAAAATGATGCTTGAAGATGTTACAACCCCTGCTGGCAACGACTTTGAATCACTTGACCGTGTTACAGCAGACTCGACCAAATTGACTGTTGCCTCCGGCTCAGTCGATTCTTTGACGGACCACGACATGTATTCAATTACTCGCGACGGTAGTGCGGCGTTCCACAGTGCGGAATGTGACATTGGTGGCGACGGTAGTGCAACATCGGTTAACCGCAACCTATCACTCAACCAACTTGATGGTTTATTCCAACAGATTTGGACTCGTGGTGGTAATCCAAAGGTTATCCTAACCGGCTACGACACTTTGATGCGCACACAGCAACTCCTACAATCTCAACAACGATTCATGGACAGCAAGCGTATCACTCCTACATACTCCGGTGTGAAGGGTGTTCCGGGTATTGAAGCAGGATTCATTGTTGCAACATACAATGGTGTCCCAATCATTCCAACAAAGGATATGGGCGACGAAGGCGCAGGTTCTTTGTCTCGCGCTTACTATCTTGATACTGACTATTTGTGGTTCCAAACTGCAATCCCGACCCAATACTTTGAAAGTGGTATTGAAACCGGCGACCCATTCGCGATTAACCG